ATCAGGGGGTAATTTCCTGTGGGTCAAAACTTAATTGAGATTTATGGCATCCCTGAAGAAGTTGGACGTTGTCCAGGATGTTATACTGTTACAAAACTTTTAAAGGAGCTCAATGTTCCTTATACATTTTATAAAGTCCTCACTAATAATGGTAAGATTGAATACGACCGTCCTTTAATCGTATCTCTTGCTAAACGTGCAGGATTCACTTCACTTAATATTCGTTATCCTGTCATATTTTTAAATGATAAGAAACAAAAGAATATTGCAGAGTTTAAAAAGTCCTTGATTTCATTAGGATACGACTCTGATATCATAGAAGATTGACCAGGTGCCGCCTGGTCTTCTTTATCTCATTTCTAATATAATCCATTGGAATCTTCACTTCACTATCTCCTTGTGCCCCTCTCAAATCAAAAATATTTTTCATAAAACAGTTTACATCCTCGATAGATATGTTAAGATTAAACTATCTGCTATAGAGGAAAACAAAATGACAATTGAAGATAAAGAAATTAAGGTTGACCAGTATTATTCTGTCAATGGTAATGCAGTACGGATAACCAGAATTTCAAGCCTGGATGTTTGGTACTGTTCAATCAAATATCCAGAAATTGGTGAAATGCTTTGTGACCGTGGTATCTTCTGTTCAATTGCGAAGGAAATTAAGCCATGATTAGTTTAGATTCAAAGAAGGTTGTTCTAACCCTTAAAGTTAATGACGAGCGACTGGTATTCATTACCATTTCCGATTTACATGTTGAAATTGCTAATGGCGTCCGTACTTATCAAACGACTAAAACACAATGGGATTATATCCCGATGTTGACGCTTACTCAGCGTTTAGAATCAATCGGCCTTAAAGACCTTTCAGTAAGTGAAGTGAATTTTATCAAACGCATTGTATCAATCAACCTCTGAGGTACTTATGGGTAAAACGTATCGTCGTAAAGATTTGAAAGTTCGCGATTATGACTATTTTGGTAAGCGTAAAGCTCCTGATGGTGTTAGCCACAAAGACATGGTTGAAAACATTTTCCGCTCAGATAAATGGAAACGTATGAAAGGCGTTGATTCTGAAGTCAAGAATGAAATGAATCGACAACTCCGCAAAGAAGTTCGTAAGTTGAAAAAAGATGTTTACAGTAAAGAAGATTATGATTATAATACTTCTCATACTGAAGCCAAACGTAAAGCTAACGAATGTTATCGTTACAGTTGAGGAAATTATGAATATCAAACGAATGCTTTTTAAACAAGGGTTATACACTTTAAATGTTACTCCAAAAGGTGATACCACTAAGTGGTCAGTAAATGACTGGATTAAATTTATTGATGAAAATGGCAATTGGTGGGAAATTTAAATGAATCCTGAATCTATGTTATCGCAAAAGCTTCGTGAAGAACGTGCAGAATTCTTTGCCAATATGAAACTCAACGGCGTTGAGGATGAAGACTTCTTACGCTGGTTCTGGGTTTACAAATACAAAGAATGCCAACACGCTGTATTACTGACTTGTGCAGCTATGTACGAAGGCTGGAAAGGCGCTAAAAAGTTCGGTTAATAATGTACAACGATAGGAAGATAATAACACGTCTTCCTATCGTCTTAAAATGAGGAAAATATCGTGGCCCAAGAATTAGATTTTATCAAATTCAAAAAACACCTCGACGTTAAAATTGGGGATTCAATTGTTAGGATTGAGTATGACATTTTAACAGATGCTATTACTGTTAGTTGTGATGGAAATAGTTTCAGCTTCGATACAACCGAAAACAAATACCCAATCTATAAAGGCATCTTTGATATGGGTGTTGATATTACTCCACGTGATACAAATTACTTACTTTTCATGCTTAAAAAATAGAGTGTACAGACTCTTGGGAGCAGAGTATAATGCTCTCGTTGGATAATAAAATAACCGAGGAAAATAATATGTCTACTAAAATCAAAAACGTAGTTAATTCTTTCGCTTTCGATAAAGTTGTTGCTCTTCTGGAATCCGGCAATATTGTTACTCCTCAAGTTCTTGACGCGTGGGAATTCCGTCTTTATGAAATCATGCAAAAACACGACCAGAAAATTGGACGTAATTCTATTCGTGAAATTCTAGTACAATATATTCTTTCTGAATTTGACGTTGCTGCATTTGGTGTTGAATCTAAAGCTTATCAGAAACATGAAATCTCTGAAAAGACTATCCGTCGTATGAAAAATCAACGTAAGAAAAAATTCGTTGATCTGAAAATTGTTAAGGCGGCAAAATGAGCGTATTAACAGAAACTTTGATTAATGATCTGCGTCTAGCTGGTTACGAAGTTGGTACAAATAGCCTAGGTCTTCCTCAGATTGAAGGGCCTGGATTTATTCTAGAATACGAATTCAAACAATGGTGGTTATATGCTACGGTTGACGATGCGTTGAATATCGATTTCGTTGACCAATTTGATTCGCTGGATGCTGCTCTTGAAGCAGCAAAGGAACTAGAATGAAATTAACTCGAATCAGTATAACTGAAGAAAAGCTGGGCGAATTTTATGTTGACGAATACATGAAAGTCACGTATTTTCCATTCGTTAAAGGTGTTGGTTTTTGGGAAACTCATGTATCTCAATTAAACGAAGGCGAATATAACGAAACACATGAGAACTTTTTAGATTTTCTTTATAATGCCGGTCTTACTGAGCTTTATATCGATATCCATGAGTTCAAACGTTTAATGGAAAAAGTGTTTCAGGCTTATTGTTTGCTCCGATAGTATCTCGTGCTTTAAGATAGGTCTCTAAATATTATGATATAATAGACCTATGAATTGAGCCAAGAGGTACTTATGACTGAACAAAAACCTAAAAATAACTATGTGAATAATAAAGAGCTTCTCGCCGCTATAATCGAGTGGAAAAAGGAGCTCTTAAATAATAAAGACCCAAACAAAATTATTCGTCAGAATGATACCATCGGTTTAGCAATTATGCTTATCGCTGAAGGCCTGTCCAAACGTTTCAACTTTTCAGGATATACCCAGTCTTGGAAACAGGAGATGATTGCAGATGGGATTGAAGCCTCTATTAAGGGACTTCATAATTTCGACGAAACTAAGTACAATAACCCACATGCATACATAACTCGAGCTTGTTTTAATGCTTTTGTCCAACGTATCAAAAAAGAACGTAAGGAAGTTGCAAAGAAATATAGTTACTTCGTTCATAATGTCTACGACAGTCATGACGATGATATGGTAGCGTTGGTAGATGAAACGTTTATTCAAGACATCTACGATAAAATGACGCATTATGAAGAATCCGCTTATAAAGCTCCTGGGGCTGAAAAGAAGGAAGTTGTTAGCGATTCGCCTAGTTTGGATTTTTTATATGAGGATGACAATTGACATCTCTAACTATTTAGAAGAACCTTTTGACGAAGCAATCCCTTATTTGGTAAAACTGTTGGGTCGAGAATTTAAAATTAATTTTGACATCGACCCTTTGAACCCACATGACGTGTCATTTTCGATAAATGGGACTCCGGTTGAGTATGAGTTCTGTATTGAAGAGGATGGACGTTTTTATTTTAATTTAATGAGATAATATGACTACCGAGATTATTGAAAATAAAGAAGCAGAAGATGCAGTAGCTAAAATGCTACAAGAAATCCAAAAGAAAAATGAAGCTGAAGCACGTAAAAAATCCGAAAAGATTCTTAAAAAGAATCGTTTTGAACTAAACCGTCTTTATGCACATGCTCAAGAAGCAGCAATTCAAAACAACTTCGAAGCTTACGAATATGCTATTAAGAAATCTCGGGATATTCTACGACAACCATATAACGACAAGTTAATTAAAATCCAGTGGGTTACTACTCGTCAGGCTATTGAGGACATCATTAATGGCGCTAGTTCAAACAAAGTTTAAACGTCTGAAGCTGAACGCAGGGTTCACCCTTAAATTGGGAGGTCCTCTTTGTGTTAAAATTTCTGAAAAGGAATATCACGACGGTTCTATTACAGAAATTTGTCCGCCTATTGTAAAGGCAGACCCAAAACAACTCGTGTGGGTCGATTCATTTCAAGTTAAGAAATGGTGGAAACTATGAGAGAAATCGATTTAGGTATTTTCTGAGAGGTGATTATGCATGACGAACATCCCGACTTCTGAAAATTTCGATAAAATCAGTAAAGGCAAAGCAGAAAGAATGAGACGGTTTAAAGAGTCTTATGATAAAGCTAAAGCCGAAGGAACTATTACATATAAGCCCATTCGATTTAAAAGTTCAAATGAGCCTCTGTATGGTGTACTATGTGGATAGGAACTCTTCGGAGTTCCTT